CCGTCATCAGTTCCTACTAGAAGTGTACCGTCAGTCTTTCTCTCGTACGACTTAAACGGAGCAGAGGTCCATCGTGTTACTCTGTAGCCTCCGTTCTCTAGCCTACCCTTTAAGTCAAAGCAGTACGTGGTTTGTGTGTCTGGGAACGTAATCAAATAGAACGAGTTCTCAGGACTGTATATAGAAGCTGTTGGTGCGGTTCGTGTTTCTACTAACGAAATAATCTCAGTCTTTACGTTGATGCTAAGGTCAGACAGAGGCATAGATTTTTCTTGTATCGTTCGTCCAAAGCTGCGTAAACCAGAGTTAGACATAAACAATACATCAGTTCCTATGTGCTGAACAGAGTTTCTACAGATGCACCCAACACCCGCTATAGTGTCAGCCAAAGCCATTAAAGCAGGGCTAAAGGCGTTAGAGTATACAAGTATGCTGTGCTTGCCTAATATAATTAGGTTGTTGTTGTGAGCAACCAAAGCCCGTACTTCATCGTATCCATCAGGCCACGCCTTAGATACATCTATAGAACCACTGGAGCCACCAGTGAAGTCTGTGCCTATCAGCAGGTCAGACCAATAGATAGTCTGCGTGTCTGCTGCGTTATCAACGATCCAGAGTCTACCGTAGGCTGCAAGAGCTTCGTGGCAGTACAGATCCGAACTGGTGCTGCTGCCGGTTGCGGTGCCAAACGTCCTGAGTCCTGTCGCATTGTCGTACACAAGAGGCTCGTGTCCACGCTGGAAAAAGTAAGCCTTGTCGTTAAAGTTGACTATCTTCCAGTTGTCTGCTGTAATAGTGTACGAGCCGGGAGTTATGTCAGTTAGCGTGTCATCAGGGTTAGTCGTCTGTGTCGTCTTAAATATCTTGTTGTTACCCGCAACAAAAATTTCCTCGTTACCAGCATCATCGTAAAAGTGGTGAATCTTAGTGACGTAATCAGACCCAAGAGGTGTGTTTACAGCAGTCAACAAGTCTACACCCTTACGTGCAGCAATACGTCCACGTTTGTCAATAACAGCGTTATCTGCGACATCAGCAAAAGACGGATCTTGTGCAATCGGAGAATCTTCTGTGTTAACTCCCTTAAACGCAGGAGCAACTAGATTAATGCTTTGTAGTGGCTGTGCCATTCACTAATCTCCTACGGAGTGTACCAGATAACTTCTTCAGGATGCTTCTGTGCGTCCAGAGCAATCGCATCAGACAGATACTTGTCAGCAATACCAAAGTACTCAGGTGCTGATGTACCGCCTGTCTCGCCACGCTCACGAGCCAACATAGCAATAGCTAAGTGAATTACTGGTTGGCTAGGGATAATAAGCTGGTCACTGTCGTTGACTAATTCTTTAGGACGAATAATGCTTCCATTAAAATCAGTAATTTGTCCTCTGTTTACTACGTTAAAGCGGAGATCAACACCTGCTGTATCAGGCTTAGGGTACACTTCAACTTGAGTGTCGCCGTTTGAGTTTACCCCGTTGAACGTATAGTACTGAGGAGAACCAGACTGAGGCTCTTCTTTCATATACTTCTGGTCAAACCACAAAGGAGTCTGGTACTGTAAATCCCAGTTGTCCGTATCGTTGTACGCATTAAGAACTTTAAATTCGTTACCCGCTCCTGTCATAGCGTAGTTAAACACTCCTACAGAAGTTGTAACCGTAAGGGTAGTCCTAAGTGCTGACCAGTCCCAAGCGTCCTCTACAATCTTTTTTGCGTCGTTAACAAAATCACCAGCCATCTTGCTGTACGTTGTAGACTGTACACTAGATACCTCATCTTCCCTGAGGCGTCTCAGGACATTGTTTACTATGTCTAAATATGTCATACTATACCTTTAAATAGTCCTGCTAAGTAGTCTGTAATTGGGAACTCCCGTCTTGCTAGTAACTGCGGGTCTCCTGAGATGGTGGCAGTAAATGGCTCAAACATACCTGAACCTCCGCCGCCGCCACCGAAGCCGCCGCCACCGAAGCCGCCGCCTTCTACTTCCTCTTCCTCTTCTTCAGTCCCCCCACATTCTTCTGGATTTGCAGCAGCGTACTCTGCGCAACTACAGTCGTTACACTCCGGATCTTCTCCACATTCTAACGGGTTATTTGCAGCATACGTAGCATCATCACACGGATTAACTTGCACAGAGCCACAATCGTTTATGTCATCAACCATTTGTCCAGCTTTAGCTGTACCTTCTGGACACTCTATTTTAGTTATTTCTTCAGGAATCTCCACACACTCTAATTCTGTTGATTCTGCTGAAGGTCCAAAGCCTAATGTTTGTACAGGCTGAAGAGTCCCATTTTTACCCTCTTCAGTTGTACAAGGATCTCCTTCTTTTGGTCCTGTTCCAGTATTAGGATCTATACAGTTTGCATCGCTTGCGGCTATCGTTGTGTCAAACTGACAAGGCTCTTCACAGTTTTCTCCGTCAAACCTTTGCTGATTTCCGGGGCAAGGCTCTGGCTCAGGATTAGGGTCGTAACAGTTAGTCCCTACTCCGTCGTGTGTCCAGCCCTCGTTTAAACAGTCCCCACACTCGCTGTTCTTTTGATTAGCCTCATCAGCAGGAATAAACGACTTACCTCTAGAAGCGCAAGTCTCTTCTGTAGGTCCACTATTTGTCCAAGTTGTTGTTGGCTCACATTCTCCGTTAGGACCAGTAGGCGCTTCTTCGGGGTTTACACACTCGTCTAAGCACTCGTCGTTTAGGCTGTCGTATTTTAGGCCTTTATTCGCACAGTCTTCTTCGTTGGTTGATAAAGGGTCTTTGTCAGTACAGTTACCTGATTCTGCGTTCAACTCTTGGTTTTCAGCGTCTATACATTCTTGTGAGCAATCAGCGGCAGAATAAGCAGTAGAACCGTCTTCTGGATCCTTGCGTCCTACGGAAGAACAATCAAAAGGAGCTTGGTAGCCCGGACACTCAGTTCCGTCTTCGTCTGTCTTTGGTGTTACCTCGTCAGAACAGTAACCAAACACACCTTCTGCACACTCAGCTTGCGTTTTTTTGTAGGAGCCGTCTGCACACCTAACTAACGCGCCTTCATTTAAAGCCTCATCACAGAACGCTTGGTTTTCTGACGTTTGTTGCGCCCAATCACCGTCGTAACAGTTTTGAACAAAAGCAAAAGGATTGGTGTTGCCTATAACTGTTTCTTTGATTTGACTAAAGATCAACGGACCTAAGATGCTGTAGCCCATGTCTATTAAGATGTTTATTAGGCCAGCATCTGTTTTTTCTTCTAGGTCTTCCCAAGTATCCTTAATGTTTTCCCAAACATCAGAAGCCCAGTCTGACAGTATTTCACCTATCGTTCTGTCGTCTTCGGGATTAAATAAATCTTCTAGAGTTTTGCCTACTTCTTTAGCGGCGTTCTCTAAGTCACGTACAGTTGTATTTACGTCAATCATTCCCGGAGGCAGAGGAATATTTAGACCGGGAAGAAGCACACTTAATTTAGTACAGTCTTTCCACCAGTCTTCAGGATAGTTTACTCCTGCTTCTCCTTCGTTTATACACTCCTCTGGAATTTGCGGTAGGATGTTGTCTAATATGTTTTTGATAGTGCCTATAGGATCGTCTATAGCACCTTTTATTGTGTCTTTGATTCCGTTGTATATTTCGGTTGCCTTCTGTACAGCTTCAGCACCATAGTCTCTTTCTAGCTCTTGTTCTGGCGTGAGAGGGGGTTCTGTTGACCCGTCACCAAACACGAAAGGTCCAGTGTATCCAGAGTCTTTAAGTACCTTATTTTTTTCCCAGTCTTCTAAATCTTCCCAGCCTTCAGTTGCTTTAGCGTTTTCAAATATTACAGCGTTTTGTATTTGCTCCTGAACTACTGGATCTGTTGTGTCTATCTCTGCCCCATAGACTATTTGGTAATCGTCTGGACTACATCCTAACACACTACCCTTATAGCACCTAACAACAGTGTCGTAAACACCGTCGCCATCCATATCAACACGAGAAACTTGGTCAGTTTCAGTGGGGAGCTTAAGAACATCCCAAACTTGCCCTGTAATATTACCTAATATATTTTCTAGTGTTACTGCGTTTTGGTTTGTTCTATCATGCAACAAACCGTTTTCAGGGTGATACAGAAGGTCGTTTATAAACTCTTGGTCGTACCCGGCCTCAAGTAGAGCTTCTTCAATATCAGCTTTTGTAGAATCTGGTAGAGTTAATTTATTAGATGGTAGATATATTGATAGTTTTTTAAATGAACTAAAAGCTTTTCCTAATGGCTCTCATGATG